AAAGATCAATTAAATTTTCTGAAATATTATATAATTTGCAAACTCCTATTAAAATGCTAGATGGTGCCTTTAAGCTTACTACAGGTTTAATAGGTTCTTATCAAAGTAGCACTAGTTCGCTGCAATTTGCCCTAGATTTGGCAACTACTAGTGCCTCAACTTTTGCCAGTGCTTTAAAGTTCTTAGGCGACCATAAAACTGAACTTACCGCATTTGCGCTTGCAGCTGGACCAGAAGCTGCGGCTGCAATGGGTTTTTTAACTAGCGGAGCGGGTATTGCTGGCGAAGCACTTGGATTTATTGCTACTAATATAATGCCTGTAATGAACAAGCAAGTTATGCTTGTAAGCACTGCTTTCAAAGATGCTGCCAGTGTTGGTGGTTTAATGGTAGGCGGATTTACTGAATTAAAAGATACTGCGCATGCTGCTGGTGTAGACATGAGCACATTCAGTAAAATGATAAAAGATAATAGTGAAAATTTAGCAACCTTTGGCGGCGATGTTGTAAATGGTGCTAAAAGAATTGCTGCGGTTTCTACGGAATTAGCTAAACCAAATGTTATGGGTGCTAATTTTAGACAACGATTTGTTGAGTTAGGTTACAGTGTAGAAGAAATACCAGGTATCATTGCTAAAGTAGGCGCTGATGTTTCTAAAACTGTTGGTGGCGCAACTAATACTCAAGTTGCACAAGCAGTAGCTGATTACGCTAAAAACTTGCGTGTAATATCAGATTTAACAGGACAAAATGCAAAAACACTGCAAGATAAAGCTGATAATGATTTTAAGGAATTGCGTTATCAGCAATACTTAAACGATTTAGAGGTAAAGTTTGGTGCTGATTATAGAAAAAATGTTGAATTTCAACTTGCAGCATTGCCAGAGGCTACAAAAGCAACCGTTAAAGATATTATGGCTACAGGTTCAATATTCAGCGAAGGCGCTACCCAACTTACTAATATTGCACCAGAAATTGGTAATACTGCTTTTGCACTAACTGATTTGGTGGGAAGCGGAAAAGCTTTAGGAACCCAAATTACCGAACTTTCAGCATCCACTGCTAAAGTAATTCAAAGCCAATTATCTAACGCAAAAGATCAAGCAACAGCAGGTGTTGCAGCGGGTGCATTACCTGAAGGTTTGAAACTTGCTGCCGATTCACTAAAAGCATATAGTGGATTAGCGCAACTTACACAAAAACAAATTGCTGACGCAAAAAAACCAACTGAAGAAAAAACAACAGATCAAAAACTTAAAGACCTTGCACAAGCTGAAGTAGATGGAATGCAAGCAAAAATTGGTTTAGAAAATGCTGCTGTCGAGGCACTTGGACCTTATGTAAAGGCAGTTAATGCGTTGAATGAAAAAACTCTTGCTTTAATTAAATCTTTTAACGTTCTAATAGATTTAGCAACAGGTAAATCTAAAGATGATGATGGAGAAATAAGAAGAAGAGTATCAAATCTTGCAGGTAAAAATGTATCAAATACACTTGATACGACTATCGCTTCAAGAGTGAGCGAAGAAAGATTAAAAGAAATAGCACAAGAATATAAAAATCCAAATAGAGCAGGCGGAACTATTTCAAATGTTGAAAAATTAAGAAATCTTGCTCTAGGTGGAGATGAAGATGCAGTTGCTCAATTAAAAAGCATGGGATATAATGAAAATGGTGAACCCGCAACTGGTGGGAGAAACGAATTTGCAGTAGGAGGCATTGCAAGAGGTCCAACTAGTGGATATCCTGCAACGCTACACGGAACTGAGGCAGTTTTACCACCTGATTTAACTGCAATGCTTATTGATGCATCACAAACAAGACAATCTGAAAACAGTAGAATTACAGAATTACTAGCTGCAAATTCAAATTTTGGTGAACAAGCACAAAGAACAACACAAGCAAGCGATGATTTAATGACTACTTTGATAAGCAAAGTAGATGATTTAATTAGTGCAACAAAATCTGTTGCCAATTATACCGAGATGACTGCGCATAGAATTGCGTGATGCTGTAATATATCCATAAATATCCTACAAGGAACACAACATGGGATGGAAAAAACACTGGCGTATTGTAAGTGATGGGGCATATAGCCCTGTTAATGGCAGCGTAACAGATTATAGCAGTTACAATTATCTTGGTTCACAGGCAAACGCAGCCTATCGTAACTATCAATCTATGTTACCAGATGTTTATAGTGGTCACCCTAATCGCATTGATCGATATACACAGTACGAAAACATGGATTTAGACAGCGAAGCTAATACTGCGCTTGATATCTTAAGTGAGTTTTGTACACAGGTAAATGATGACACAGGCACTGCTTTTGATATTCATTTTAATGAAGATGCTACGCAAAATGAAATTATGATTCTTAAAGAACAACTAAAAAGTTGGTATAATTTAAATGAATTTGATAAACGCATCTTTAAAATGTTCCGAAATACCTTAAAATACGGCGATCAAGTATTTGTTCGTGATCCAGAAACCTATAAGTGGTACTGGACTGAAATGAATCGAGTTTCTAAAGTTATTGTCAACGAAAGTCAAGGCAAGGTTCCAGAAATCTACTATATTCGTGATTTGAACCCTAATTTACAAAACTCTACAATCACCAGACCGCCTGGTCCAAATGATTCTTATGCATTTGCTCCATATATGGGTGGTAGTCGCAGTTATACTGCGGGCGGTGAATTATTTTCGCCTAATACACGTTTTGGTGCTGGCAACAATGAATTTCCAGTAGCAGCAGAACATGTTGTTCATTTAAGTTTGACAGAAGGTTTAGATGTTAACTGGCCGTTTGGCGTTAGTCTCTTTGAAGCAATTTTTAAAGTTTATAAGCAAAAAGAACTATTAGAAGACGCTATTCTAATCTATCGTATCTCTCGTGCACCTGAACGACGTATGTTTAAAATTGATGTTGGTAATATGCCAGCACATCTTGCAATGCAGTTTGTTGAGCGTGTTAAAAACGAAATCAATCAACGCAGAATACCAACACAAAGTGGTGGTGGACAAAATCTTATGGATGCAAGTTATAATCCAATGAGCATGAATGAAGATTTCTTTTTTCCACAGACTGCAGAAGGTCGTGGTTCATCAGTAGAAGTGTTACCGGGTGGTCAAAACCTTGGTGAAATTGATGATTTACGTTATTTTACTAATAAATTGTATCGTTCACTGCGCATTCCAAGTAGTTATCTGCCAACTGGACCAGAAGATAGTGACCGAGCATTTACAGATGGTAAAGTAACTACTGCACTTATACAAGAATATCGTTTTAATGAGTATTGCAAGCGTCTACAAAAATATATTGCACCAAAATTTGATGATGAATTTAAGTTATTTTTGAAATGGCGCGGATTTAATCTTGATAATAGTATCTTTGAATTGCGTTTTAATGAGCCACAGAACTTTGCTGCATATCGTGAAATTGAATTAAACACAAGCAGAATTGGAGCATTTACTCAAATTGTTGCAACAGAATTCATGAGTAAACGGTTTATGATGAAAAAATATCTTGGTTTAACTGATATTGAAATGGCAGAAAACGAAAAGATGTGGCATGAAGAACGTGGTGAAGACCAACCACAAAGTCAAATGCAAGGCAGTGACCTACGAAATGTTGGTGTTACGCCAGGTGGCATTAATACTGATTTAGAAACATTAAGTGACATTGAAGCTGCTGGTCAAGAAGGTGGTATACCTGGTGGCGGACCACCCCCTGAAGCAGGTGGTGAAGTTGGTGCTGGTGGCATCCCTAGTCAAACAGGTGGTGCTGGCGGCGCTGCTGCTGGCGGTCAGACTGCAGGCGCACCTCTTGCAGGCGGTTAAAACGCTAAATAATTTTTACTGAGGTTGTAGCAATGCTTTTAAATGAAATGTTTAATGATGATAATGGTGAATATCAGGATTTAAGTCGTGATAATAGCGTTGCAAAAACACATGATCTGCGCAAAACCAAACTTACGCTTGCGCAAATTAATCAGCTACGTAAGATGAACGATCAAAGAAATGTTGAATACGTAGAAGAAATCATGAAGGTGCGTAAGCAATATGGTGCCACCGCAGCACCTCAACCAGGTCTATAATTCACAAAATCGTCAAAATCAACCTATTTGGAACTGTATTTAATAATTCATATTAAATATAAACATAGGACAAAATCCCACAGGAGTTTAACATATGCGTAGTCGTTACGAACAACTTATTGAATACATCATTAATGATGAAACCGACAAGGCTAAGGAACTATTCCATAATCTTGTTGTCGAAAAGAGCCGTGATCTTTACAACGAACTTGTTGCTGAAGAAATGGAAGAAGAAATGGATGAAAACTATGATCATGACATGGATGAAGCTGGTGACAGCATGGACTCTACTGATGACATGATGCATGACATTGAAGCTGATCATGAAGGCATGGATATGGATGATGATAGTGATCATGATGACATGGACATGGACATGGACAATGATGGCGATATGGACATGGGTCATGAAGAAGGTGAAGGTGACATGGAAGACCGTGTTATGGACCTTGAAGATGCCCTTGACGAACTCAAGGCTGAGTTTGAAAAGTTAATGGCTGATGAAAAGAGTGAGCCAGAACACAGTGATGGCGAAAACGATCCAGATTTTGCAGAAGAAGGCGTTGTTCGTGAATATGTTGAAAAGGTTGCAAAACCAAGCAATAGTGAAGGTCAACCAGTAGGTGCAACTAATTCATATCCAAGCAGTACTAATACAAAAGGTATTGTAGCTAGCAAGAATGATATGGGTGGCACTGCAAAAAATCTTACACAGGGTCAAAAGAATGAAGACCCAGATGGCAAGGCTTATCGTGGTCCAAAGAACGAATATAGCAAAGGTGAAGGCAAAATTCCAGGTGCTGACAAGTTCTTAAATGCACCAGGTGGTGACGCTGGTAAGAAAGGTTTCTCAAATGCTAAGAAACCACAAAGTGCAGAAGGAAAGTTTGCAACTGGCGGCGGTCCAAACATCAATAAGAAAGATGTTCTACCTCGCTAATAAGGAATAATAATGAGTAATTTGCTTATCGAAAATCTTAGTTACGATCAGGCTAAAATGGAAATGAGTCATTCAGATGAAGGCAAAAACCTTTATCTGAAAGGCATTTGTATCCAAGGTGGTGTAAAGAACGCTAACAGTCGTGTTTATCCTATCACTGAAATTAATCGTGCTATTGAAACACTCAATAAGCAAATTAAAACAGGTTATAGTGTATTGGGTGAAGTAGATCACCCAACCAACCTACGCATCAATCTTGATCGTGTAAGCCATATGATTACAGAAATGTGGTTAGATGGACCAAATGGTTTTGGAAAGATGAAGATTTTGCCTACACCAATGGGCAATTTAGTTCGCACCATGTTAGAAAGTGGTGTTAAACTAGGAGTAAGCAGTCGTGGATCAGGCAATGTTAATGAACACGACGGCGCAGTAAGCGATTTTGATATCGTAACTGTTGATATAGTAGCACAGCCTAGTGCACCTAATGCCTACCCAACAGCAGTCTATGAAGGGCTAATGAATATGAATGGTGGTCATCGTATACTAGAAATGGCTAAAGATTTAAATCAAGATCAACGAGTTCAAAAATACTTACAGGAATCAGTCCGTAAGTTTATTAATGAATTGAAAATATAAGTTCAGGAGAAATTAATGTTCGAAGCTCTAAAACCATTACTAGAAAGCGGACTTCTGAACGAAGATACTCGTAAAACTCTAGAAGAAGCATGGAATGCAAAACTAGAAGAAGCACGTAGTGAAATTCGTACAGAAATTCGTGAAGAAATGGCAGGTCGTTACGCACATGACCGTGCTGTTATGGTAGAGGCTCTGGACAAGATGGTTAGCGAATCACTGACTGCTGAAGTTCGTAAGATTGCAGCAGAACGTGAATTGGTTAGTGAAGATCGTGTAAAGTTCACACAGCAAATGATGAATAAGGCTAAGAATTTTGATTCTTACTTGAGTGAATCACTTGCAGGTGAAATTTCAGAACTTCGTAAAGACCGTGCAGTTATGCATAATACTATTGGAAAGTTAGAAGCATTCGTTGCTGAAAACCTACAAGCAGAGATTGCAGAATTTGCACAAGATAAGGCTGATCTTGCACGTACTAAGGTTGCAGTAGTAACTGAAGGACGCAAGAAACTAGAAACACTTCGTGATTCTTTTGTAAAGAAAGCAAGTGCGCTAGTAGAAGGTACTGTCACAAATCATCTACGTTCAGAACTAAATCAACTTAAAACTGATATTCAAGAAGCAAAAGAAAACAACTTCGGTCGTAAGATTTTCGAAGCTTTTGCAACTGAGTTCGGTGCAAGTTATCTTAACGAACGTGCTGATATCAAGAAGTTAACTAAGCAGATGCATGAAGTGATGAATCAACTTAGTGAAGCTCGTGAAGAATCAGAACGTGCAATGACTGAAGTTAAGAAGAAAAATGATGAAATACGCCGCATCAACGAAAGTATCGAAAGAAAAGGCAAAATCAACGATTTGCTTGGTCCGCTAAGCAAAGACAAAGCCGCTGTGATGTCAACACTGCTGGAATCAGTCCCAACAGATAAATTAGACGCAGCATTTAAAAAGTATCTCAATCCAGTTATGGAAGGCACTGCATCAACTCCAGCAAAAAAGGAAATGATTGCAGAAACTCGCACTGAAGTAACCGGTGATCGTACTGTTAAAGCAGATCAGAGTTCAAGCAACATTGTTGAAATGAAGCGTCTGGCTGGACTAATAAGAAACTAATTAATTGGAGAAGACCCTATGACACAAGAACTAATTGAAGGACGTTGGGACGAAACCAAAGCAGCCCTATTGGAAGGCTTAAGCGGTAATCGTCGTACTACAATGTCAATGGTATTGGAAAATACCAAAAAGTACCTAGCTGAAAATGCTTCATCTGGTGCTACTGCTGCTGGTAACGTAGCAACACTTAACCGTGTTATCCTACCTGTTATCCGTCGTGTGATGCCAACTGTTATCGCTAACGAAATCGTTGGTGTACAGCCAATGACTGGACCAGTTGCACAAATTCACACTCTACGTGTTCGTTATGCTGATAGCTTCACAAGCAATGGTACTGGACAGTTTGGTACCAATGCAAACATCGGTGACGAAGCACTTTCACCATTCAAGATTGCATCTGGTTATTCAGGCGCTCCATCAGGCGTTAATAGCGCAGACGGTCGTGCTGGTTTCACTGCTGCGCTCGAAGGTACACCAGGTCGTCGCTTGAACGTTCAGATTCTAAAACAACCTGTTGAAGCTAAGACTCGTAAGCTATCAGCACGTTGGACTTTTGAAGCTGCTCAAGACGCTCAAGCAATGCATGGTCTTGATATCGAAGCTGAAATCATGGCAGCTTTGGCACAAGAAATCACTGCTGAAATCGATCAAGAAATCCTATACAGCCTACGTGCACTAGCTGCAAGTGAATTTACTTTCAACCAAGCTACTGTAAGTGGTACTGCAACATTCGTTGGTGACGAACATGCTGCTCTAGCAGTTCTAATCAATCGTGCTGCTAACCTAATTGCACAACGCACTCGTCGTGGTGCAGGTAACTGGGCTGTTGTTTCAAGTGCTGCATTGACTGTTCTACAGTCTGCAACTACTTCAGCATTTGCTCGTACTACTGAAGGTGCTTTCGAGGCTCCAACAAACACTAAGTTCGTTGGTACTCTAAACGGCGCAATGCGTATCTATGTAGA